CCTCGGCACCCGGCGCGGCAAGAACAGCCTCCCCGAACGCCTCGAAAACGACCGGATGCCGGTCGTCAAGTTCCCGATCGAGAGCCTCGGCGAGAACGGTGAGCGCGTCGCGACTTGGCCCTCGAAGTTCCCGATTCCGAAGATCGACGCGCTACGGGAAGACTACCGCGGCGATCTCAATCTCTACGAACAGGAGTTCATGTGCCGCGCCTCCTCGGATGCGGCCCGCGTGTTCAAGCGCGAGATGTTCCGCTACGAGGAGCGGATCCGAACCTGGGAAGCCGTCTACGGCATGGTCGACCCCGCCCGCACCAGCCACGGCAACGCCGCTTCTACCGGATACGCCATCTGGTCGTGGGTTAAGAATCGTCTTGTCGTCTGGGCCTGCGACGCCTTGTTCCTCGCCCCCGATGAGATCGTCGCTCTCTGCTTCGATCTCTGCGACCGCTTCGATCTCGTGCAGTTGGGTGTTGAGCGGGATGGACTCGAACAGTTCCTGCTCCAGCCGCTGCGACACGAGCAGGTCAAACGGGGAATAATGCTGCCGCTCCGCCCGATCGCCGCGATATCAGGGACGCAGGGGCGCGGGCAGACCCGCTTTATCGAGGGGCTGCAACCCTATTTTCAGGCCCGGGAGGTGATCTTTGCCCAACCTTTCCCTGCCCTTGAGGCTCAACTGCTCAGCTTCCCGCACGGCATTCGCGACGCGGCAAATGCGCTTGCATATGCGCCGACGCTGCGCCCAACCCAGCCGATCTACGACGGCTTCGATCCCGCCCAACACATCGCCGAGGGGATCGACATCGCCGCCGGCCAGCCCCTCGCCCTCGCCGCCAACGCAACCGGAGGATTGACCTGTGCGATCCTGGTTCAGGCGTTTGAGGGCACGCTGCGCATCCTGGCGGACTGGGTTTACGAAGGGAGCCCGGCGGAACGGGTTTCCGACATCGCGCAGGCCGCCGCGCAGGTGGTGGATTCGAGCCGCTTCGTGGCTGTCCCGGTTGCGCGCCCGTGGGACGATATGCTCAAACTCCCGCTCCCCGATCGGATGCTCGCCCGCCCCAACCGACCCGCTTGGATCGTCCCGCAGCTCCACTCCGACCGGCACATGAATGTCGGGCTGATGCAGGCGGTGCGCGCTATCCCCGCCGAAATTCGGGTCGGCGGCACCGAAATCGACGGCACACTCTATATAAGGGACGCGCTCTCGCGCACGGTGCGCGGGATGCCGGCGCTCGAAGTCAGCCCCGCCGCCAAATGGACGCTACGCGCGCTCGCCGGCGGATACACCCGGGGCATGATCCGGGGCCGCTTGCAGGACAGCGCCGAGGAAGGCCCCTACCGCGTGCTGATGGAGGGGCTGGAAGCCTTCTGCGGCTCGATCCGCTTCGCCACGGTGGACAGCGAGGAGGATCAGGCGCAAAACTACCGGATTGACGAGCGCACCGGGCGCAGCTATGCGAGCGCGATGCCGATGAGGGCACGATGAGCCGTGGGCGCCGTTTTCATCACGAGAGGCGACACCGCCGGCATCATCACCATATCCGCCTCGCTCTCGTCATCAACGGCGATTTCGCGGTTGAACTCATACCGAACGGAGTAATCCACATGTCGTACACCCTGGACGTTGGGAAAACCGAGAACCTCGCCATCGAATACCTCGACCAGAACGGTCAGCCGATGGTGCCGACGCCGACCCCGGACTCGCCTGCTGCCTGGTCGCAACTCGATCCGACCATTCAGGATCTGACCGCCGCGGCGGACGGCAACACCGCGACCGCGACCGGGCTCAAGGCCGGCAGCGATACCTTGCAGTTGACGGTCATCGTCGGCGGGCAGACCTTCGTCGCGACGATGGATGCCGTCGTGAACGCCGTCGTGCCGGCGCAGACGCTGACCAGCGTCAACATCGTTGCCACCCCGGCACCATAGGAGGAGAGCATGGCTCAGAGCATGACTCCCGCAAAGGTGGCGGCTGCCGCGGCAAAAGCCGCACTCGATGAAGCCCCGCTCGTCGCCGATCCCGTCCACTCGATCCTTGCCTCGATCATCGGCACGCTGGAAATGCTGGCCGAGGCAACCCCCGGCGCGCACATGATCCAGGCTCACCAGATCGCCGGGCTCAAAGCCGCGCTCGCCGCGTTGACGGCGCCGCCCAAGTAACATGGCGGACGGCGATCAGTTTGTGTTAGGGCCGGCCGAACTGGGGGGTGGAGCCGGCCCCGAGCCCGAAGAGGAAGCCGTCTCGCCCGCTCCGGTGGATCGGGACCGCGACCTCCTCGGCGGCTCGCGCTCGAAAATCCGCTCGAAGCTCGACAAGATATTCGACGACATCGCTCGCGGCTTCGAGGATCAGAAAGACCGCGCCGACGACCAAGCACGGTTCTGGGAAGCCTACAACTGCGAACTGAACGAGTGCCAGTATTACCAGGGCATCGCGCAGATTTTCTTCCCGATCATCCACGATGCGGTCAACGCGCGAGTGACGCGGTTCACCAACCAGATGTTCCCGCAGGGCGGCCACGCCATCGAGCAGACCGCTTCGGACACGCAGCTTCCCGATCTCGTTGGGCTTCTCGAGCACTACCTTCAGAACGCCCACTTCGAGACCAACGTGATGAAACCCCTCTGTCGGCAGGGCGACATCGAGGGGCAATACAACCTCTATGTCGATTGGGCCGAGCTTGAGCGACAGGTTGTTTCACGTGAAACACACGGTCCCCGGATCGAGATGGGCGGCCAACAGGTCGAGGCCCCGGGCGAGGAGATCGAGGACATCAAAGAGGAGACCATCGTCGAGGGTTTCCCCGTATTCGAGGTGCTGCACGATTGCGACGTGCTGGTGCTGCCGCAGACCGTCGATTCGATCCAAGAGGCGCTGTCGAAGGGCGGCAGCGTGACGATCGTGCGGCGCTGGACGAAAACCAAGATCGACCAGATGGAGGAGGGCGGCCAGATCACCAAGGCCGCAGCTAAGGATCTGAAGGACGCCATGGCGAAGATGAGCCAGGGCGAGGTCAACCAGGAAAAGAAGCTGGTCGAACATGTCGGCATCCACGCCAAGGGCAGCGAGGCAACGGTCTGGGAAACTTGGACGATGCTGCCGCTCGATGACAAGGGAGCCTATGATGAAGAAGGACGAGCCCGACTCTGCCGCGTCTTCTTCGGTCCCGACCGCGCCGCCTTGGGGTGCAAGCGCAATCCCTATTGGAACGACCGCTGCCCGCTTCTGTCTGCTCCGGTTGAGAAGATTGCAGGCGTCTTCAAGGGCGCCTCGATGATCGCCCACGTCGCCTCGCTCCAGTATGAGGCCAATGACGCGGTGAACGAGGGCGCGGACGCTGCGACCCTATCCGCCGGCCCAATTATCCGCCAGGCGCGCGAAGCCAGCGGTCCTCTCGTCCTCGCCATCGGCGCGATCTGGAAGGCGAACCAGGGCGAGATCGAGATGATGACGTTTCCCGATCTGACGCCGCGCGCTGTGACGCGGGTGCAGATGGCCTTGCAGGCGATCTTCCAGTCATTGGGGGTCAACCCGTCGATGCTGCCGCAGCAGACCCGCGCCGGGAAGCCCAACCAGGCGCAGGTCGCGCAGGAGCAGGCGGTGGACCTCCTGACCACGGCTGAGGGCGTCAAGGTGCTGACGCAGCAGATTTGCACGCCGACGCTCGGGTGGATGGTCGACCTCGATTATCAGTTCCGCGACACCGAGATCGTGGTGCGCCAGTTCGGCGACATGGGGCGGCAGGCCGAGCTTGAGCAGGTCGCCCCTCTACAGAACCGCAACGGGTTCTCGTTCGCATGGCGCGGCGCCGAGCAGGTCAAGATGCAGGCGATGCTCCAGCAGCAGATCCCCGCCCTCGTCAACGTGACGCTGCCGTTCCTGCCGCAGTTGAAAGCCGAGGGCTACGATTTCCGCATGGCAAAGGTCTTCCAGGCGGCCTATCAAAACCTGCTCGGCTCGTACATGGGCAGCCAAGTTCTGATCGACCAGCGTCACCAGTTGACGGTGCCGCCCGACGAAGAAAACGCGATGCTCTCCGAGGGTTTCGAGGTCCATGTTCACCCGCTCGACCAGGATATCGAGCACCTGAAGAGTCATATGGCGGATTTCCAGCAGAACGGCGATCCCCACGGCACGAAGCAGCTTCACATCCGGTCGCACTTGCAATCCATGCAGATGAAGAATGCGGCGGCAATGCAGCAGCAGATGGCGCAGCGCGGCGGGGGCCAGCCTCCGGGTGGTGGCCCGGGGCAGCCGCAGCCGGGCGCTCAGCCGGCGGGCCCGCGACCGATGGGGAAACGCCCGCCGGGAGCGATGCACCCCGACCGTGCGGCGGGTGGCGGGATCGTGCAGATGCCGAGGCGGAATTGAAGACTCGATCAGCAAGGTTGTATACAGAAGATGAGTTGGCGCTCTTCGCTCGCTATCGCGAGCAGCGTGCTCGCGTCGCGCCGCTGAAGTGCGACGGTGGCGGAATTTGTTGGGTTAAGGACGGTCCCCCGTCCTGCGATCCGCCAACGCTCTCGGCGTCTCGTTGCCTTGGTTGCGGTGGCGTGATCCGTACTAGGTGTAGGGTAGTGCTTGACAATAAGCGCAATATAGCGGCATAGCCGTTACACGAGCGGGCGATCGCGGTCCGCACCGAGCGGGGGAACGCACCCCGAGGAGAGAGAATGGCACGCACACGCGGCGCTGAAGCCGACGCTACGCCCCCCGTTGAGGAGGAAGTCCTTGGCCCGGAAGATGCCACCGAAGATGAAGTCGAAGATGTCCAAGCCGATGCCGATGCGGATGGCGGGGATGGAGTCGATGCCGATGGGCAAGAAGGGGAAGAAGGGCAAGAAGATGAAGTAGCCGACGAGCCTCCGGCTCCCAGGCGCTCGGGCGGTGGTTCGGAAACCATCAGAGCCCAGCGACGGGCAAGGCAGGAGGCTGAGGCAGAGGCGGCAAGGCTGCGGCAGGAGTTGGCCGAGGCGCGCGGGTTCCAGCAGGGAATGCAGGCGCGACAGGTCGATCCGCAGGCGGCGGCGAGGGCGGAGCAGGAGTTCTATGCGTCGCTCCAGTATATGCCCGAAGAGCAGCGCCTACAGGCGGTGGTTCAGCGGGAACGGCAAACGATGGGGTCTGCGCTTGCGCAGATCGAGTTCAGGTCGAACGATAGGGCGGACAAGCAGGCGTATGACATTGCGGCGCGTACATCCAGGGTTCACCAGCAATACCGCTCCCAGGTCGAGCAGACCTTGGCGTCCGAGCGCGCGGCTGGCCGCAACCCGGATCGCGAAGTCATCCTCAAATTCCTCGTTGGCAATGATGTACTCGAGCGCGCGTCCCGTGCGGCGCCGGCCCAGCGAAACGGTGCGGCCGCTCGTGTTGCATCGCAGCAGACTCGCCCGACAGGGGCTCGCGGCGATGTTGCGGCCAAAGGGCGTCGTCCACAACCGGGTTCGCTTGAGGCGGACATTGCGCTGGTCGAAGCCGCCATCGCACGCGGAGAATCAGTCTTTTAGGCGGGGGCTGAGCCTCCGCCGCACAGCGGAGGTATAAGAGCATGGCCGCCTCAGTGGTGAATCAAAGTTCACAATACGCCGGCGCAACGACCCGGATCATTGCGGCGAAGGCGCTGCAAGAAACCCAGCGCTACCTCATCATCTACCAGTTCGCCGACAAGGAACCCATGGAACACGGCCATGGCGTCACCTGGTCGGCAATCCGCTGGTCGCGCTTGCCCTTGCCGCAGGCCCCGGTCGCTGAGGGCGTGCCGCCGCCGGCCAACCAGCTTTCGTTCACGCAAGTCACCGGGTCCGCCGTGCAATGGGCGGGCCGCCTCGTCTTCACCGATGTCTCGATCATTACCACCCAGCAGAACCTGATCTCGGTCGGGTCCAAGATGCTCGGGATGCAGTTGGGCGAGATGAAAGAGCGCAACGCGATGGTCGCGCTGATGTCGGGAACGCAGGTCAACTACGCCAACGCCGTCGGCTCCCGCGCCGCCTTGGCCGCGGGCGATAACCTCAACCCGACCGACGTGTCGCGGACCTTTGCCAACATGGTCAACCTCGGTGTGCCCTTGTGGAACGGGCAGACCGGCGAGGACGTGCAGCGTTCGATCGACTACACCGCGCGGCAGTCTGAGAAGACGATCAAGGGCGTCGAGCATCTGGTCGCGGTCGGCAACACCTTCCCGCTCGACGACCTAGCCAACAACCCGACCGTCGTCGCCGCCTGGCAGCGCAGCGACATTAACCGGCTCTACATCAACGAGATGGGCTACTGGAAGGGCATCACGTTCTGCCGTTCCAACATGATCCCGACCTTCACCGGCATCGCCCAGGTGAACGGCGCGAACGGGGTTGGCAGCCTCGGCACCGCCACCTACACGATCCAGGTGACGGGCTGGGACAACCAGAATTTCTACGAGAGCCAGATCTATCAGGTCTCGACCGATGTCTCGGTCACGACCGGCGGGATCAACGTGACGGTCCCCTCGACCCCCGGCTTCACCTATGCGGTCTATGTCGGCATCGGCTCGGGCGCGGCGCCCGCCAATCTCGGGCTCACCACGTCGGGGCCGACCTCGGGACCGTTCCAGGGGCAAGCCATCGGTATCGCGCCGGGCACCGCCGTCGTCATCACCGGCATCGGCTCGATGGCGATTCCGCCCGCCGCGCCGGCGACCGGCGTTACGGTCTATCCGACCTTCGTCTTCGGCCAGAATGCCTTTGCCTGCCTCAAGCTCGAAGGCGTGCAATGGAACCGGCTGATGGACGCCGATAAATCGGATCCTCATAACCAATTACGATCGATCGGTTGGAAACTATTTGAAGGCTGGTGTATAAAAGACCAGCGTTTCTTGGCGCGCATTGAGACTACTGCATCAAACTCAGGGACTTTCGGGTAGGAATACTTGAAGGTACTTGATTGCCGCTGACAGGATTTGAGGATCATGGCGCAACCCACCGATGCCCACATTGCAAAGGTGACACAACAGGCCGCGCACAACGCCTGTTGTGGCGTCGTGATCCATGTGGAACCGCTTGATCCTTGCGCCCGGTTCGGTTGCGCTACAGATGGCACACTTGCCGTCCTGCGCGGCGAGCATTTTAGCGTAGGTGCCGCGCGGAACGCCGAGCCTTGCCATGAGATTGCAGTCGGCAACTCGATCCGGGTGTCGCGTTCGGTACTCGGTGGCTTTCTTCCGGCGGTATTCCGGATGCTTCTGGTTCCATGCGTGGGCGGCGGCAATGCAGCAGGCGGCACAATCCGACTTCTTGCCGTCCCGCGATTGCTTGTGCCGGTGAAACTGATCGAGCGGCTTTGTGATGCCACAGATCGAGCAGGTTTTCTCGGTCGGGATCACATAGGGCGAGGGCTCGGGATGCGTCCTGCGCCAACGCTCGTGAGCCTCGGCCTTAGTACAGGGTCGGCAGGCGGCGGAAAGTCCGTCTCGGTGCCCCGTGTTGTGGTAGAACTCTGCCGCAGGCTTGGTTTCGCCGCAGCGGTAGCATCGTTTCGTTACCATTGCTGTCCCCGTAACTGTGCGGCGACAGTGTAGTTAGGTAGGAGGCTTTTGTCAATGGCCGCAGCACAACTCATCGTTCAGCTTGAGGTCCGGGTCTGCCAGGTGCCCGCCGGCGCGACTGCCGTGCAGGTCGAGCAGAACCAGTCGAACAATCCGGGGCAGGGGCAGTCGCAGTTGCTCATCACGATGCCCATCGACCAGTTCAAGTATTTTCAGGATGCCGAGCAGGTCTACGGCACGGCGGGGGCGGTAACGCTCGCGCAGATCAAGACCGCGCTTGACGCCGCTTCGACGACTTTGGCGGGGGCCAGCGGCACGCCGCTGATTACCCCGACAATCCTCGCTGAGATCAATGCCTGGCAGACCGGGAGCCCCTGATGGCAACGGGAACGCTGGCGACATCCGGCAATCTCGTCGCCGTCACCTGGTCGCAATCGCCCGCTGTTCTGTTGCCGGCCGATCTGGCGGCGATTATGAATGCGATCCTCGACGATCAGAACGTCGCGCATCCGATGGCGCAGATCAGCGGGACCGGCGGGTTTGTCCGCGAGGGCTTTCTTTACGTGCCCAACCGAGGCCCCCTCAACATCTACCCCGGTGATGTGATCGCCGTCGATACGGCGAGCAACGTCGGCTGGCCGATCCTGGTGTCTGCCGACGCCATCGCCAACGGCACCTGGACCTATACCCCGTAGGGAGTTTTTATGCCGAAGAGAGAATGGACCGACGAGGAGCGGCGAGCATATTCGGAGGCTGCCAAGGAGCGCCATCGGCTGAAGCGTATTGCCGACATGGATAAGGCGGCGGCTCCCGAGGAAGAGGCCCCGATTGTCATGCCGCCCCTCGATGGTCCGCGCGCCGATCTTGAGGAGCCCGCGATCGCCGAGCCGCCCAAGGTCGGCCTGCCTGATCCGTTCGAGGCGTTTCTTGCCGATCTCGACGACGAAACCCGCGAGCTTCTGACCGAACCGGACGGCAGCACGCCGCAGTTGCGGGCGATCTATGACGCCAGAAACGCTAAGGCCAAGGAGGCCCGGCGCAAGGTGGCGCAGGAGAAGGCCGCGGCGAAGGCTGATCGGCACACCAGAGGAGCCGCCGGTCTCATCTCCGACAAGGAGATGGCCGCGCAGGCGCTGCGGGAGAAGATGAACCGCAAGGTGACGTGGGTTCCCGAGATCCCGGTCGATGCCAACGGCAATTTGATCGACGAGGGTTATCGCATCGACGGTCGCATCCTGCATCACGGCCTGCCGGTGACGGGCACCTATGGCGAATGGCTCAGCTATCGCGAACAGGCATGGCGCGCCCGCAATCACGAGATGGACTTCGAGGGCAAGGGTCTCCTCAACGCGCAGCGCCGTCTCAGCACCCAGGCGCTCGACGTGAAGGTGGCGGTCGGAGGCCGCGCATGACCGAAGATGGTGCGGTTCGTTATCATGATGACAACCCCATTGAATGTGTAAATGGGAAGTGGCGGCGCCTGCCGGCTGGTTGGTATGTCGAGGTTTTCCGTGACGGGGAATGGCACCGGGAGCTGGGCCCCTTCTGGGACGCGCTAATTGGAGTGCCGCCCTCGGCGGTTAAGGCGGCCAAGGAAGCGGGGTTGGTATGACCGACAAGGCAATCGAGGTCCGGGCAACCGAAGTGCCTGGCATGAAGATCGTCTTCCAGGGGCCGCTCGGCCCCGATGGGCTCGGCGTGGCCTTCGAGATCGTGGCCGATGCTACGATCGCGCGGGAAGACCTCGACATCGTGCTCGATACGGTTGCGGGCGCTCGACGCCGGCAGCAGGCGATGGAGCAGTTGCCGCTCGAAAAGCAGCGCCTCTCGGCAAACCTGAAGCTGTTGAAGACGGCCGAGATTGACCGCACCCGGCACAAGGCGCAGATGCAGGGCCGCATGGACCGGATCGGCGCACGCCGCCGCGGTGAGATCGAGCCGGCACCGCAGGATGTGAACGCGCTCGCGCAGCACGACCGCCGCATTCTGGAAATTAACAGCCAGATCGAGGGTGCGCGGGCCGCGATCCCGTACCTCGAAGCGATTATCGCCGGGAGGGAGCCGCCCGAGCTTTTCCCCGAGACGGCCAACGATACGCAGATGGCAGCGGAGTAGATGTGCTCACCGCTGCTGCAATCATCGACCGGGCGAACCAGATCGCCAAGATCAGGGGTATGGCGGCGCAGGGCCTGGAGGGGCTTAACGCGATCCTCTCCGATCTGGCCGAGGAGCAGAGCCTAGCTCTCGCTCGCGGCGAGTTTAATTTCAACTTTAACCCGGCGCTCGTCTCGCTGTTCGGTAGCGGCCCCTATCCGCTGCCGCTCGATTTCATCCGTACTTCGGACTCGTCCGGTGCCGAGGGCGTGACCCGCGCCTCGTGGTTCCTCTATCCGGCCCCGGCATTCCCCAACGGTCAGCCGATGCCGCTGGTGCCGATCGACCTCGGCGAGTTCGACCTGTACCCGCAACTGAACGCGCAGGGCATCCCTTCGACGATCGCCACCGATATGTCGCAGCAGCGGATCGTCCTCTCGACGAGTGCCGCATTGACGGCCGGCAGCACTACCGGCACCGTCGCCCTGGCGACCGGCGTTCTCAACGGCATGTCGATCGCGGGCGAGGGCATCGTCCCCGGCACGACGATCACGATCTCGAGCCTCACCATAACGCTTTCCGAAGCGGCGACGATCACCAACCCCAACGCCAGCGTCTTCTTCGGCTATCCGCCGGTGGCCTTCGTCTACCCGCCGCCGATCGGCCCCTACCCGGTAACGATCCGCTACCAGCGCAAGATGCCGCCGATCATTGACGACGCGGTGATCCCGTGGTTTCCCAACGAAGGCTACCTCATAGAGAAGCTGGCCTCGTTCCAGATGCCGATCTCGGGCGACAGCCGCAAAGCCGCCTACGAGGCGAGTGCCGAGGTGAAGCTGGGCAAGTACCTCGGGCTTTCCGACGATAAAACTAACAGAGCACAAACGGTTCAGATGGATGCCCGGCGCTACGGAAACGGCACGGGCAATCGCCTTCGCATAACAAAAGTGGCCGGCTGGTGACGTGCCAAGCTCGATCTCCAACAGCGTTCCGATCAAGTGGAGTCCAAAGGGTCTGACCGACGCGGCTGACGGGACCAACTCGTTCCCCGGCGCGATGCGCCAGCTGGTCAACCTGATCCCCGATCCCTCAACCGCCGGGGTCTATGTGCCCCGCCCCGCCTCGATCATCAAGACCGATTTCACCGGCACCAACGCGCCTACGGGCGCGGGCGTCCTCTCGGCGATCCTGACGGTCGGCAATATCGAGTACGGCATGGTCGCCTCGACGCTCAATCCAGGGAAGGACGAGCCCTTTGCCTACGATCTCCTGAACGATGTCTTCCTGCCGGTTGCTGGGATCACGAATGCCAACACGCCGACCTCGCAGCCGACCTCGGGCGATTGGGTGCCGCCGATCATGGCGCAGGTCGCCAGCCGCATCCTCGTAACGCACCCAGGCTTTCCCGGCGGTACAATCAAGTTCGGCTGGTTCGATGTCAGCGGGTTCACCGAGACGACGACCGGCAACACCCACAGCGACACGCTGATCGACGGGAACCCCACGATCCTCGGCGTGCAGCCGGGGATGCTGATTACAGGCTCGGGCATCCCGGCCAATACCAGCGTCGTCTCGACCGAGAATGTCGTGGTCGTGGTTTCGGGCACGCTGACCGGGAACAGCTTTGTCCCGTCCATATCTGCCGGCGGGGTTGCGGTCGGCCAGGAAGCGGCGGGGTTCGGGATCCCGGTCGGGACGGTCGTGACCGCCGTTCAGGGGGCGACATTCACGACGACGGGCGATACCCACTCGAACACGACGCTCGACAATCTCGATCCCGTGAACGGCATCCCTCATATCGGAGACGCCATTTCGGGAGCGGGCATCCCGGCGGGGACCACCGTTGACAGCTTCATCTTCATCGACATCGGGGCGGTGGGCGGGGTCGACACGACGACGACGATCAATGTCGGCGAGAGCAACGGGACGATAGCCGCGGGGCAATTCGCTACCGGCGGCGGCGTCGTGGCGGGCACCAAGGTCGTTTCGGCAAACCCATTCAGTCTCATCACGTCCGGTGACGTAACCGGAGGCTCGGGGGTCATCACCAATCTTGGCTCCACAACCGGCGTCGCTCCTGGGATGCACGTCGATTACGTCGGCATCCCCGGCTTCGGGATCGTCATCTCGGTCGACAGCCCGACGCAGGTTACGATCGACCAGGCAGCGCAAGCCTCCGCGGCGGGGCTTCAGATCAGCTTTTCGGGAACGATCGTAGTGGTCGATACCGCCACGACGGCGACGATCTGGGCGTCCCAGTTGTTTTTCAAAAGCCTGACCGTGACGATGAGCCAGGCCGCCACGGCAACGGCTTCCGGCGTCTCGATCAGCTTCGACACGGTTGCCTCCATCCTGCTTTCCGCCTCGTCAACGCTGCCGGCCGGTGTTGTCGACGTGACCTTTACCGGGGCGACGATCACGATCTCGCAGAACGCGACGGCGACCGCCGATGGTGTCAGCCTGACGATTGCCGGCGGCACCCGCGCCGCGCCGCTGTGGGCTGCCGGAGACACTGACCGCAACCCGCTTCCCTCGACCCCGCTGGCCGTTGCGGAGATGAACGGGCGGGCGTGGTTCGCCTGCGGCATCGACGGCATCCCGTTCTCGGATAGCGGCTTTCCGTGTCGGCGGTCGAACCAGCCGCAGGTGCAGGCGCTGACGACCAATGACGGGACCGCGGTAACGATGATCGGGCCGCTCGAGTTGGCTGCGCCGCTGACCGGCGGCATCGTGCAGGCGCTCATCGTGTTTCAGGGCGAAGCGCAGATGCAGCAGATCACCGGAGATCCCGAGACCGGCAATCTCCAGATGAATCTCCTGCCGGTGGCGACCGGGACGCTCGCTCCGCTCTCGGTCATCCCGTGCAGCCTCGGCACGGCCTTTGTCTCGCCGCAGGGGCTGCGCGTCGTCCAGCGCGACGGCTCGGTGACGGACCCGATCGGCAACGACGGGCAGGGGATGACGAATCCGTTCCAGTTCGCGGTCATCCCGTCACGGATCTGCGCCGAGGCCAACGTCGCCGTGTTGCGCATCACCGTGCAGAACGGGCTTGTTGAGAACAACCCTTTCGAGGCGTACTGGTTCGATCTGTCACGCAAAACCTGGTCCGGGCCGCACACCTTCCCCGCGCGGTTGATCCAGCATTGGGGCTCGACCTTCATTCTGGCCCCGGTTGGCATCCCGGCGAGCCTGTGGCGAGGCGACGCCTACGCAACCCCGGCCTCGACCTATGTCGAGAACAGTTTTCAGTTGTCGTGGATTGCCGAGACCGTGCTGTTGCCCGACAACGATCAGATGTCGATGAACGTCACGGTCGAAAGCAACCTGACCTGTGCAATGCCGGTCGCCAACCCTATTCAGGTGACGGCATGGGACGAGAACCGCAGGATAATCGACATTCCCTATCCGCCGATCACCTCTGAGCCCAGCAACGTAACGCTGCGCGAGCGCGAGATCCTGTGGACGCGCCCGGTCATCTTCAAGCAGATGTCGGTCACGTTCACCGGAACCTCGGATGCCGGGGTGCGCCTCGGGAATTGCTACATGCGGTACGAAATTTTGGGCTATAACCGGGACGAGGGGGACGATCACTACCTCTTGTCGTCGGTCGTGCCGTTCTCGGACCTCCTCGCCGACGACCTGACGCTCCTCTATCCGGGGTGAAGCATGGCTGACGGCGAAATCTTCACGGTCTTTGTAGACAGCCGGCCTGACCTGTCGCTGCCGATGCAGCCGACAGACGAGATCGCCATCGTCAGGAATGGCGTTACGTTCAAGGTTGCCCCGACTGATTTCTCGGGCGTCGGTACGGTAACGAGCGTCAGCTTCGCGGGCGACGGCACGGTTTTCAGCAATGTGCCCGGTGCGCCCGTCACGACCACGGGGACACTGTTCCCAGTTCTCAATACCCAACTGGCGAACACCGTTCTGGCTGGTCCTGTCTCGGGAGGGGCGGCGTTTCCAACCTTCCGGCTGCTGACCCCGGTCGATGTCTCGGGGTTCACGACCTATGTCACGCCCACGACCGGCGCGACGATCACCGCGGCCTCGGGGCAGGGCGCGTTCGGGATCAATCCAGCCGGGACGATTGCGGTCCTCCACATGATTCTGCCGCCGGGGGTTTCCGAGGGGCAGGTATTCGACGCGGCGACAACGCAGGAAATCACGGCTTTCGATGCGGCGGGGGCGGGCTCCGATAGCGTCGTTGGCACCTCGGGTGGGCCTTTCAGGCTGCCGGCGAATGATGGTGCGCGCTGGCGCTTCCGGCTGTCCAATACGACATGGTATCCGGCGCCCGGGTTCGCGCTTCCGGCCGATATCGCCTATCTCGATGTGGCGCAGAGTTTTACCAAGGCGCAGCGCGGGCAGCAGATTACGGTCACACCTTCGGGATCGACATTCACCCCGGATATGGCTACGGGCCAGCATTTCAACATCAATCTCGTCTCCGGGGCAAACATGCTGGCAAACCCGACAAATGTCGTGGCGGGGCAGGTTGGGATGCTGCGGGTGACGCAATCATCGGGTGGCGGCGATACACTATCCTTCGATACCGACTTCAAGTTTGCCAGCGGGTCGGCTCCCGCGCTTTCCAGCGGGGCGAGCGCGGTGGATTATTTCGGGTATTACGTCGATGACGCGACGCACATCGTCATCAGCGCTGGCATCCTGAACGTGTCCTGATGCCGCTCTGGCCTATGCTGATGGGCGAGATCGGCGGCGGTGGCGGCCCGACCGGCCCGATTATTCTCGATGGGACTGCGGAGCATGGAACCGCCAATACCGCGTCGCCCGCAACGACGGCTCTCGTTACG